ATACTTTCAAATCAAGATGAATATGATATTAATATGTTAGCATTACCAGGAGTAATTAAATCTTTACAATCTGGTGTAACAAGTGCAGGTATTGATATGGTAGAAGAAAGAGGAGATGCATTTTATGTAATGGATTTAACAGAATATAATAGTTCAGTAAACACAGCAGTTAACGACGCAAGTGGTTTAGACACAAACTATGCTGCAGTTTATTATCCATGGGTTAAAGTATTAGACACTTCAATAAATAAACCAGTATTAGTACCACCATCAGTAATAGTGCCAGGAGCAATAGCTGCTTCAGACGCAATTGCCGCAGAATGGTTCGCACCAGCAGGTTTAAATAGAGGAGTATTAGGAAATGTAATTGAAGCTAAAACAAGATTAAACCAATCTGAAAGAGATAAATTATATGATGCTAAAATTAATCCAATAGCTACATTCCCAGCAACTGGAGTTTGTATTTGGGGTCAAAAGACATTACAAGAAAGAGCAACAGCATTAGATAGAATTAATGTTAGAAGATTATTAATTGCTCTTAAGAAATTTATTGGAAGTTCTTCTAAATTCTTAGTATTTGAACAAAATACACAAGCTACTAGAAATAGATTCCTAAATATAGTAAACCCATATTTAGAATCAGTACAACAAAGACAAGGATTATTCGCCTTTAGAGTACAAATGGATGAAAATAATAACACAGCAGCAGAAATTGATAGAAATCAATTAGTAGGTGCAATTTATTTACAACCAACTAAAACAGCTGAATTTATAATACTTGACTTTAATGTTCTTCCAACAGGCGCAACATTTGATTCATAAAAAAAGAAAAAATTTATATTTATAACGGAATAAAATAAAACAGTAAAATGGCAATATTAGATACAAACGAAACTATGTTCACATCATTTGAACCTAAACTACAAAATAGGTTCATAATGAATATTGATGGAATCCCAGCATACCTTATTAAGAAAATTTCTCGTCCAAGTATAACATTTGGAGAAGTAGTTCTTGATCACATCAACGTGAAAAGAAAATTAAAAGGAAAAGCTAATTGGGAAAATATCACATGCGATTTATATGATCCAATCACACCATCAGGTGCACAAGCAGTAATGGAATGGGTTAGATTATCACATGAATCAGTTACAGGTAGAGATGGTTATTCTGATTTCTATAAAAAAGACATTAGAATCAACACATTAGGACCAGTAGGTGATGTAGTTGAAGAATGGATCTTAAAAGGTGCTTATTGCCAAGCAGCTAATTTTGGAGATATGGATTGGACATCAGACACACCAGCAAATATTTCAATGACAATAGTAATGGACTACGCTATACTAAATTACTAAAAGTTAATTTATATAAAAGAAAAGCGCCTATTTTTGGCGCTTTCTTTATTTCACATATATGTATATCCGAACTAGTTTTAATAAATAAATAACGTTATGGCAGAAACAAAACACCAATTTCCTACAGAGGAAGTTACATTACCATCAAAAGGTTTACTTTATCCAGAATCTTCACCACTTTCTAAAGGAGTCATCACAATGAAATATATGACTGCAAGAGAAGAAGATATCTTAACTAATCAAAACTTAATAGCAAATGGAACAGTAATTGATAAATTAATAGAATCTCTTATTGTAACTCCAATTGATTATAATGATTTATTAGTAGGAGATAAAAACGCAATTTTAATTGCAGCTCGTATTTTAGGATATGGTAAAGATTATGAATTTAATTATAATGGAGAAGAAATATCTGTAGATTTAACTTCAATTGAAGATAAACCATTAGATGAATCTTTAATTAAAGAAGGTAAAAATGAATTTAATTTTACATTACCTACATCAAAAAAAGAAGTTACATTTAAGTTTTTATCACATAAAGATGAAAAAGCAATAGACGCAGAATTAAAAGGTCTTAAAAAACTTAATAAAAATGCATCAGCTGAAGTATCTACTAGATTAAAATATTTAATTACATCAGTAGATAATGATTATGAAAAATCTACAATTAGAGAATTTGTTGATACTCAATTATTAGCTATAGATTCTAGAGCATTAAGAAATTATATAGCAGATATACAACCAGATACAAATTTAACTTTTAAACATGAAGCAAGCAATGGGGACTTCATTGATATAGACATTCCCATTAATCTTAACTTTTTTTGGCCTGACGCCCAAATATAGAAACCAAGTCTTTTCTCAGATACATGATCTGGTGTACCATGGCGGCGGTGGATTTATACACTCAGAGATATACAACATGCCTATCTGGATGAGAAGATTTCACATTGAAAAAATTAATGAACATGTTAAAAAACAAAATGAAGAAATAGAAAAATCACAACAAGGATCATCACCTCCATCAAATAAACCAATGGGGCCTAATGTAAATCCATCTTCAACATACAACTTTTAAAGTAAAGACATCATCGATGTCTTTTCTTTTTTTATATTTATACTCGAATAACCTTATATTATGGCTGACGAAGAAAAAGATAAAATAAATTACGCAAGAGAAACAGTAAGAATTTTAAGAGAGCAAACTGATGCTCTTAAAGAACAACAAAAAGCAGCTGAACAAACTACTGAACAAAATAAAGCTCAACTTGGTTTATCTAGAGCTTTAGCTAGAGTAGCAGCAGAACAAGCAAAATATTCAGATGATAATTTAGATAATTTAAAATCATCAAAAGATATTGCAAAAGATCTTTTAAAAGCTGAAAAAACAAGAGATGCTTTAGCAAGTGAATTTAAAATGGCTAGTAAATCTGTACAAAAACTCCTAGCAGAACAATTAGCAGAATCAAAAAACTTAGTAAAAGAAGAAGAAAAAAGATTAGATAAAGCTAAAAAAATAGATAATTCTATGGGGCTTGTAGGTAAGTCTATAGGAATAGTAAATAAATTATTAGGTGGTTCTTTAAAAGATACAAAAGAAATTGAAGAAAATACTAGAAAAAGACTAGCTTCTTTAGAAAAAGAAAATAAGCTACTTCCAGGTTTAGGAGGTAAAATGCAAGGTTTTGGAATTCAAATACAAGAAGTAGGAAAATCTTTAATAAGTGGTTTAAATGATCCCATGACCTATTTGTTATTATTACTTGAAAATAGTACATCAGTAAATCAATTTCAAAAAGAATTAGGATTAAGTTATGGAAGCGCTATAGGACTAAGAGATGAAATGTCCCAAATAGCAATGTCTACAGGGGATGTTTTTATTACATCTGCTAAACTTCAAAAATCATTCTTTGGTATGAGTGAATCATTAGGATTCATTGCTGATTTTTCAGGACAAACCTTAGAAACAATGACTAACCTAGAACAACGACTAGGGTTAGCCACAGGTGAAGCAGCTGAAATGACTATGTTATTTAAACTTCAAGGTAATAACACTGAAGAAATAGCATCAAACACGTTTGACACATTAACTAATTCAATTAAGCTAGGTAATGTAGCTGTAACACCAAAACAAGTATTTGAAGAAATAGCAAAAACAACAGCATCTATAAAGGTATCCTTAGGAGCTAACCCAGAAGCACTTGGTAAAGCTGTTATAGCAGCAAAACAGTTAGGAGCATCTTTAGCACAAATAGACCAAATAGCAGCAAGTACATTAGATTTTGAATCATCTATATCATCTGAATTAGAAGCAGAATTACTTACAGGTAAACAACTTAATTTAGAAAGAGCAAGGTTACTAGCTTTAAATAACGATTTTGCAGGAGTAGCAGAAGAAATAACTAAACAAGGAATTGATTTTGCTAGCTTTAGTACAATGAATAGAATCCAGCAAGAAGCTATTGCATCATCTTTAGGTTTAAGTAGAGATACTTTATCAGAAATGACTCTACAACAACAAATGCAAACAATGTCCTCTGAAGAAATTAAAAATAATTTCGGAGAAGGTGCTTATCAACAATCTTTATCTTTATCTGCTTCAGAAAAATTTGCTGCATCCGTAGAAAAAGTAAAAAGCCTATTTAGTGATGTAATGGTAATATTAACTCCTATTATAGATGGTGTTGCTTTACTAGCAGATTTAGTAGGTAAAGTAGTATCAGTATTTGGTGGTTTTACCCCTATGTTAGTAGCTGCGGTTCCTCTAATAAGAAATATGGGTTTAATTTTAAGAGCAAACGCATTATTAGGTTTTAAAGGAGCTGTAGCAGCTATATTTAGATCTTTTGCTGGTATACCTTTTGGTTTAGGTATACCATTAGCATTAGCTGCTGTAGGTAGTTTTGCTAGTTTGTTTAAAAAAGGAGACGACGTAGGATATGGTAATAATATGCTTGTTACTAAAAATAAAGGAGCAATTATGCTTAATAATAATGATAGTGTAGTAGCAGGAACTAATCTTTTAGGTGGTGGAGGCGGAGGAACAGAAATCGACTACGACAAAATGGCTTCAGCAATGTCTAAAGCACAAGTAAACGTATCAACTAAATATGATTCATTTAGTTCAAACAGTACAACAGCAAATGGAGGAAGATATCAAAGTACAGCAAGATATGAATCTAAATTTGTTTAATTTATATGTATAATAAAACACAACAATTATGAGTTTAAAAGATAAAAAATCGTTATATGACAGACACACTAATAGTGTTCTAGGAAACACAGTAGGAGGACCTAATGGTACAGGACCTAACCCTAGTGAAGGTGGTTATTTTCGTAATGATGGACAATCACAATCTCCTTTTTTAACTAAGGATGGAGGTGATTATTTAAAAGCTTTACTAACTAAGAATGTAAAAACAGGTAATATTGAAAATATGACATATCTTCCATCACCAAATCAATCAGACTTTCAAGATTTAGATGGTGTTACAGGTGGTCAAGGATATTTTCATGGAGTAGCTGATCCTGCAAGATTTCAAGGAAAACAATTAGGAGGAAAAGATTTACATGAACATTTATTAGAAAAATCATACACATATAATCATGGCCCTTCATCAGCAGTAGTTGGACCTTCACCAGGACCATCAGGATTCTCAGACTTTCAAGATTTACCTGGAAATCCTCGTACAACATCTCCATCAGGATATAAAAACCCAGACACAGGAGCAGGATTTTAATACATTAACAAATGGGATTAAAAAATTTACTATCAAATTTAGGTGGGGGTAAACCAATTAACCCCGCTACTTCACCACCATATCCATATCATAGTGATTTTGGTAATGATAAGTCTACATCTATATTTGATAATTCTACTTTTAACCAAAAATCAATTGGTTTTGAAGATGAAGAACCTTTTATAAAAGGAGGTATAAATTTAGGAGGCACAAGTACCTTAAATAGTATTACTGGTGGGTTTATAAGAGGAGGTGCATTAATGCATGCTGAACGATTAATACAAGACACAACTAGAATAGGTAAATTTTTTGTATCAACAAGAGGTATTACTTTTTTAGCAAAACAAGTAGCATTACAAAAATCCAATCCAAAAGTAAGTGAACCAGCTTTTAGTAAATCTAGTGCTAATCATAGAACATATAATTTAGGAATAAATACATTAGCCCAGGTAGTTGGACAAGGTACAGGTTTACATGTTAATAGACAAGGTATAACTCCCCTATCTAAAGAAGGTTATGCAGATGAAGAAAAATTTCTAAAAAATTCTAATAAGAATAGATTAATTAATCTTTATGAAGGTCATATAATACCTAAAAAAAGCAAAATAGGTGGGGATGGAAAAGAACCCAAAACAGGAATAGGTAAATTTTTTAAAGGGGTAAAAAAATTCTTTGCAAAACCAGGAGAACCATTATATGCATATCAAGGTGGACCAGGATCAACTTATGGTATAGGCGAAACTAAAATACAAAAATACGAAACTTCAGGAGCAACAACACTTCCAATAACAGAGGGTTATGAGACGGGTTGGGGTAGAAAATTTAGAAATTTTACCCAAGATAATGCAGTTCCTCAATTCGAATTAAATAATGATAATTTATCATCAATTTATAGATTTGGAGGATTAACAGATAATTTAAAGTTAAGTAAAGATCTTCCATTTACTTATTTAAATGATTTAGAACAATTAAATGTTAATAAAACATATATAGATAAATTTGGTTTTTCTAGAGATGATATTAAAAAACCAAAAACACCAGTTAAAACTCATGAATTTTTTAAAGATCATATTTTAAATGGTACATCTAGAGTGAAAAATTATTTAGCTACCACAGGTAGAATATTTGAAGATAATTATTTTAAAACGAGAAAAGATAAAAAATCTTATCATAGAGAAGAAAGAATTGGTTTAGGTAACCCTGGAGGTAATCCAAATAATATTAATTCAACATCAACAGTAGATTTAATTAATGCCTTAGATGTTTTTAAAGCAAATGGAGATTTAAATAGTAACGCTGTAAGAGATTTAATTCGATTTAGGATTGAAGCAGTAGACCCATCAACCCCAACAAAAACAGATGTAATGGTATTTAGAGCATTTTTAGATAGCATGAATGATAATTTTACTGCTAATTACAATGAATTTAATTATAATGGTAGAGCAGAAACATTTTACACATATAATAGTTTTAATCGTGATATAAGTTTTAGTTTTAAAATAGCAGCACAATCATCTATAGAAATGAGACCATTATATAGAAAATTAAATTATTTATTATCTAACACATCACCCGAATATAATTTAACTTCAGGCAGAATGATGACTCCTTTTATGAGATTAACTATAGGTGCTTATTTTGATAGATTACCTGGTGTTATAAAAAATGTAAGTATATCTTGGCAAAAAGATTATCCTTGGGAAATAACATTAGATGCTCCTGAAGGGGGTGCAACTAGTGGATTATTTACTTTACCTCATGTATTAGATATAAATGTTACTTATCAACCAATTCACGATTTCTTACCACAAAAAGGTATAGATTCACCATTTATTGTACCACATGAAAGTAGTCCTATATCTAATAAACCTGGAAGAAAATTATGGAATAACGAACCTATAGAAAATAATCTTAATGGAGCAGTTGCAAAAATTGTTCACCCAAGTAAAGATTTACAAAGAGCTAATAAAAAGAAAATGGATACAATAACAAGTATTCCAACAATTGGAAATGATGATGCGGCTTTAGCATCTTTATTAACAAAACCTATAGATCCATATCAGGAAACACCAGAACAAATGATGGCAAGACAACAAAAACATTTAAATTATTTACAACCAGTAGACCCCCCAACATTTGAAGGAGACGTTATACCCCCCAATTTAGGAGCAGATGATTTACCACAAAATTTAGGATCATAAAATAATGGATAGATTAAATTTTATAAAAAAAGTAAAGGGAACTAATAATAAAAGAACATTTAAGTATATTAAATACCCTGAAATACCTTTATCTGTGGATGATATATATGCTACTACACTTATTGGTGATAGGTTAGATTTAATAGCAGATCAATTTTATAATGATGTGGATTTATGGTGGGTTGTTGTTACAGCTAACCCTGATGTTATTAGAAGAGATAGTTTTAATTTAAAACCTGGTTTACAAGTTAGAATCCCTTCTCCTAATAGAATCACTAATATACTAAAATCATTTGAACAATTAAATAAATAGTTATGTCTATATTTAAGGAAACTTTTAAAGATTTTGTTTTTAAACAACTTCGAATTAGAGAGGCTATTATAGACAGAGGTAATAATCCAACTAATTACCAACATAGATTTGGTAATCCCCGAATAGAAATAGAAGGTAAAGAAGGTAAATCAGAATTAAAAATAGCGGCAGGGGCTTTTTATACAAACACAGTACATAAACAATGTGTTATTAGGATGTCTTCAGGAGTAGATATAACTAATGGTGATATTTTAGAAACATCAGAAAAAAGATTTGAAAAAACACCTGAATTATTAGCAAAAACTTACATTTTAGAAGGAGGTGTATTAGATGACAAACAAAAACAAAGAGGGGGAAAATTTGGTGAAAGAAAAGGAGCATATGGTGATTCCTCTATTCGTTCAAACGCAGCAGAGGGTTTTGGTATAGTACCAATGCCTGGAATTATAGATGCTGACATTAGAACAAAAACAGCCTATGGTTCACTTCGTGAAGCAAAAGTAAATTTTGTTTGCCATAACAGACGTCAATTAGAAGTTTTAGAATTATTATATATGAGACCTGGTATGCCTGTTTTATTAGAATGGCAATGGTCACCTTTTATTAATAATAAAGGAAAAATAGATAATAATCCTTATAGTATAGGAGATGAATGGTTTGATAAGACTAAAAAAATCAGTGACTTTAACTTATCAATAATAAAAAAGAAAGAAATATCAAGTGGTAATTATGATGGATTTGTAGGATTTTGTAAAAATTTTGAAATATCATCAAGACCAGATGGAGGATATGATTGTACTACTGAATTAATAGCAGCAGGAGAAGTATTAGAAGGTTTAAAGGCAAGAAGAGATGGTTACACTAGAGGTGCAACTGAAGAAGAAGAAGATTCATTAGATTCAACAACAGTTGAAATAGATAATATGGAACTTATTCTAGGAGGTATATTAGAATTAAGTGATTTAAATTCAGATGGGTATGAAATAGATAAAGTTATATATTATGAATCAAGTACTAGTCTTGAGGGAAAAGGAGAAATAGAAGTTTCAGATGGAGGCCCTGCTAAAACTTTAATAGAACTTATAACTGGTAAAGGAATTAATAAAGAAGAAAATGTTGTAATGAATTTTTTACAACAATACACAGATGATGATTTTTTATGGAAGGGTGAACAATTAGGAAAAAAATTTTCCTTTTGGTTTGGAGATATTACTGATGGATTAAAAAAATCAACTAAAAATAAATACCATACATATATAAGTTGGAGGGCACTATGTAATTTAATGAATAAATTAGTTTTTCCCTTACATGACCCCAGTAACAATGAAGAACCCTTAACAAGAATGATGTATACTCAACTAAATGAAGCAGGAGAAGAAATTCCTTTAAAAAGAGTACCTTATGAATTTAATTTGAATGATGTTGATGTAAGTGGAGCAGGTCTTATTCATAAAAAACAAGTAACTAAACTTTTAGATAATAGTTTTAACCCTTCAGTTTGTTTGTTTCCTGGACAAAACCAAGATGATAAAGATCAAGACAATAATAATGATATAGGATCTATAATGTTTAATGTTAAACATCTTTTAGACAGATACATGACAATGGCTTACAGTAATGATAAATTAGTTGAGGATTTTAATTTATTTGATTATTTTAAAAAAATATGGGATGATGTAAATATAGCATGTGTAGGACATCATAATTTTACACTTACTACAGAGTTAGAAAGACCAGACAGAGCAAGAATAATAGATCTTCGAGTAGATCCTCCTAATATTTTACCAAAAGATTTATTTGAATTTAAAATTCAAAGTAATAAATCTATAGTTAGAGATTTTAATTATAATACTACAATTCCTAGTAGTTTAAGTGCAACAATAGCAATAGCAGCTCAAGCTCCCTCTAGTGTTAGTGATTTAGATCAAGTTACTTTTAGAAATTTTTCTAAAGGTATAAAAAGTAGATTTGCTATAAATTCAAAATCTATAAAAAACACAAAGGATAGATATATAAAAAAAGGCACAGATTTAGAAGAGTATAATAACGATATAAATAAACTAACTGATAAATTAGAAAGATTAAAAGAATATACTAAAGCAATATATAATTCAGATAATAATTATGATGATGATGGAAATGAAATACTAGAAACAACTTTTAGTGAAGTTCAAAATTTAGCTAAATCAATAGAAGCTCTTATAATTTCTCTTTCAAGCCGAAATTCTAAAACAGGAAAAAA